ACCAACGCGGCTCGTAGAGCGCGCGAAAGTATCAAAGGGTATGAGGACTGCTACCATCTCGCAATCGGAGCCTAGCGTCGCTCCTGAAGGGGAATAATGGCAACCATTATCGCCTCACAAAAGACCGTCGGAACTGAGCCAGTGCTTATTGCGACTGGGCTTGTCGGCGCGTCCCATGTCTACCTGCACTCTCCGACCGGTGGCAATGTGGTCTATCTCGGCAACAGCGATGTGACTACCGCCACTGGCTTCGCTCTGCCAAAGAATGAGATGCACGAGATCTGGCTGCCAGAGTCGGACAAGCTCTACGCAGTGGTAGCATCAGGCACAGAGTTGCTCTATGTCATGCACACAGGAGGCCGCTAATGTCTTACGCATCCCTCTCAGAGTTCAAGGCAGCCGTGGGGATCACCGATTCGACCGATGACGGCGCGCTCCAGTCTGTACTGGACGCAACCGACACGCTGATCGATCTCTACTGCGACCGAAAGACTGGCTTCGGCACAGCGTCAGAGACACGCTTCTACACGGCTGAGGACTACGAGTATGTGTTGACTGATGATCTCGTCAGCATCACGACGCTCCAGACAGACGATGACGCGAACGGAACCTACGAGACCACTTGGACGGCTGGCACTGACTATGTGCTGGCTCCGCGCAATGCTGCGCTAGATGGCTTCCCCTACACCGAGATCGACACGAGCGTCACATGGCCGCGCAACTTCCCCAAGGATGTTTATCTTGGGGTCCGCGTGGTCGGCGTGTTCGGATTCCCAGCTGTACCGGCTGCGGTCAAGCAGGCGGAGATCATTCAGGCTGGCGCTGTCTGGAACAGCCGCACCGCGCCATTCGGCGTGATCGGATCGGCTGACCTTGGCGGCATCCTTCGCATGAGCCGCGCCCTGCACCCAGAGGCTGCACTTATCCTTGAGCCGTACCGCAAGCGCAACGGCTTGGCGCGATGACCGATCTCACTATCCTTGATGCCATTGCAGCTCGACTAGAGGCGGTCACTCCGCCTACCGGCTACGCACTCCGCAACGCGTGGGCAACACCGCCAGAGTCGCTGCCGGTTGTGCCAGCCGTCGTGCTCTTCCCTGGCGATGACTCGATCAGCATTGGCAACGGCAACCGCACCACGGTGCTCACGGTGGCGATCCGCATCTACCTCCTCCCTATCCCACGGATGGATGACAAGTACCGCGATCTCTACACTTGGCGCGCGTGGCTCCGCACTGCATTCGATGGAGCGGTGACCATTAGTGGAAACGCCGTTCAGGTCGCAGTCACTGGCACTACACTCGGCACAGATACATACGCCGATCAGGATTACCTGACCGTAGAAGCAACTGCGGAAGTGACCGTCTATGACACGGTCGCCTTCACCGCGTAGAGCAAGGAGATCGAGAGATGGCAACAATCGGCGCAAAGGCTCTGACGCGGATCGCTACTGCGTCGCAGGCTTCATTCGGCACGGCCGCTTCTATCGGCACGGCGACAGGCGAGGTTCTGTTCAACGAGACCATCGGCGCGCTCGACTTGGGCGTGACCGTTGACTTGGGCGAGACCACCTCAGTTGGTAAGCGCACCGCCATTCAGGCTGGGCGACCCACCATCACCGGACGAGCACCAGTCCTGACCATCGCAGAGGGTCCTGCATCGCTCCGCACCCTTCCACTCATCCTTGACGCAATCGGCGCAACCACTTCAGGCACGGCTTCGCCGTACTCGTGGACTTGGTCGCCAACACAGGGCGATGTCGACACGCTCGTGTTCTACTCATTCCTTGTGACTGACGGCGTACAGAAATATCTCGTGCGCGACGCAGCTCCGACTGAAGTGACATTCTCAGCAGATGCCAACGGTCTGCTCCAGGTCGGCGCAACCTTCGCCGCAACCACGGTCGCATCATCGTCGCTCGCCTTCCCAACGGCACTGCCAGAGAACCCAATGATGGCTGGCCGCTTGATGAAGTTGAGCACCGACACGAACTTCCCTGACAAGGCTGGCTCAGGCGCAACCGACTTCGCCAGCGTCATGAACTTCAACCTCTCGGTGACCACTGGCGTGGGGATGGTGACGGCGCTTGACGGCAGCCTGACGGCAGCCACGGCTGCACTGACCGGCGTGCTCGATGCGACGCTGACCTTCACGGTCGTAAGCAACAGCGCGGCGACCACCTCATTCCCAATCACCGACATTGCGACGCAGAAGTTCCTGCGCCTCTACGGCACGACCTCCGATAACTACGGCGTCTGGATTCTTGGCTCGTGGGAAGTCGAGAATGTCGTTCCGCTCCAGGCGGATATGGATGGCGTCGTGGTCAATGAGGTCACCTGCCGACTGGCGTACGACACGACATCAGGCAAGTCGCTTGAGATCGTGGTGGATTCGCCACTCAGCGTCGCGCCATAAATAGCAGCGCCATTCGGCGCTAGGAGGGTCATATGGACACGGTGAAGATCACCCTAGAGGGTGACTTTGCAGGGTGGACTGCCGAGCTGCGAAAGCAAGTCTCGGCGCGCATCCTGCTCGACTTGGAGTCAGGCGAAGCGTCACGAGCGCTCGCAGCGTTTGCCAAGCTGGTAGTCACGCATAACTTCAAGGGGCTTGATGGCAAGCCTTGTCAGGATGTGCTGGACGCACCAGTAGACGCACTCTCGCAGACGCTTGAGGCGTGGGGCAAGGCGAACCAGCCGGACCCCAAGTAAGGCTCGCCGCCAGGCGGATGGCGATTGGACAATCTATCGCACCTCCGCCAGAGATCATCTTCCACCTCTTAGGCGAGAAGTTTGGGATGTGGCCAGATGAGGTAGCGAGCCTGCCGATAGATCAGGTGCTACTTGCGTGGATGATTCACGCAGAGATGCAGCCGAAAGGGAAGTGATGCGAGCCGCGATTGTCGTAGACGGTCAGTTCGATCGGAACTTTGATCAGCTGCGGCTTGGCTTCCTCAAGGGTTCCAACCCTTCAGCATTCAAGCGCTTGGCTTCATTCGCTACCTTGAACGCAGCGCGCACCTTGCAAAAGCCAATGCGTGACAAGGCTCCGCGCGGCGCAACCGGCAACCTTCGCAAGAAGGTTCTGGCACGCAAGGCGCGATTCAACAACCCTGCCGCTGTGGTCGGCATCAAGGGTGGGCGCAAGGGTGTGTTCTACGGCTGGCTGGTAGTCGGTGGTACCGGCAACCGACGCAACACAGTCAACGGCACCTTCGCGGTGAAGCCAGTCCAGAAGCGACCGTTCATTGATGAAGTGGTAAAGAAGCGATCAAACATTGACAGAGCGGTAGAGTCATACAGTAAGACGGTGGCTGCGTTCTTCAACGACGAGCCATTCCGCAACACCATCCTGAAGTTCAAGAGAGGTAACCAACGCTGATGGCTGGAAACCAGACCGCTAACTTTGTCGTAAAGGCAAAGGACTCCGCATCAGGTCCTCTTGGAAAGATCGGCACCTCGATGGGCAAGCTGCGCCGCGTCGGCTTCAGCGCATTCAAGGGCATTGCGGCTGGCGCTGCTGTTGCCGGAGCCGCACTGGCTGGGCTTGCATTCACCGCAGTCAAGTCCGCTGCTGACGATGAGCGCCAGACAATCCTGCTCAACGCAGCACTCAAGCAGCGTGGACTGCTCACAGAAGGTCTGACAAAGCAGATTGACGAGCAGATCATCGCTATGGGTGCGCTCGGCATCTCTGACGATCAGGTGCGCGCTGGTATCGAAGTAGGGTCACGATTCTTCACGAGCCGCAATATGCTGCTCAAGGCGAATGCTGTCGCGGCAGACATTGCTGCCGTCACAGGCACTGACCTTGCAGAAGTTATGACCACCATCGGCAAGGCAACTCAGGGTCAGACGAGAGGTCTGAAGGCGCTCGGCATCCAGGTCTCAAAGAACGCCACCTTAGAGGAGATCCTCACGGCCGCGACAGAAAAGTACGGCGGCACCGCAGCAGAGATCGCTAACTCAACAAGCGGCAAGTTCGCTCGATCTCAGGTGCGATTCAACGAGACGCTGGAAGAGCTTGGCTACCGGCTGCTACCCACAGTCAACAAGGTGATGGACTTCCTTGCCAAAGAGGCTCTGCCAGCATTCGAGGCAATCGTTAAAACAGTTGGTCCAGTCCTTGACGATCTGATCACTAACTATGTCGGACCTCTGGTGCGTTCCTTTGGCGAGCTGTTCAAGGTGTTTGAGGATAATGACATCAACGGCCTCGTGCTTGCGCTCACGCCGCTCAAGATCTTCCTAGAGGCACTGAAGATCACTATTGATGCAATCGTGTTCGGACTCAGGACGCTCTTCGCTGCGCAGGGCGCAGCGGCGAAAGCAGGTGTGACCTCCGCTGGATACTCGCCGTACCTTGCCAACGCGGTGACCTCTGGCACATTCACGCTACCGCCAACCACCAACAACATCTTCATCGGCACAGGCAAGGTTGACACCGTGGTCACCGACTCGATCAACCGAACTGGCACCTTCAAGCGCGGTCGCTAAATGGCAAACCCATTCAGCCTGATCGTGGCTGGCGTTGACAGCGGCGCGAACCTTCTTGACCTACCAGCTCCAAGTGCGCTGACTACGCCGTATGTTGATCTTGGCAGTCTCTCGCTGACGCTCTCAGGCGACGGCAACGGTGGCTCAATGCAGTTCGATGTGATTGAGACCAAGACCCCAGTCGCAGGACCGTGGTGGCGCTCTGGTGCC